ATCGCTTACTCGTATAAAGGCTTCAAAAAGTGTTTCGGTAGCTGCAAAATCATTAGCAAATCTTATTCCCCATCCACCAGATTGTACACATCCAAAAGGATAACGACTCTGAGAACTTCCAGCAAAAGCCCAAGTACTAGGGTTTATCCAACAGCCTACTGTTAAGTTGTCGGTAGGCATAATACTACTGTCTTTAGTCGTTATTAGAATATCATCTACACCATCAAAAGCTAAAGAATAAACATTTAGCAAAGAAGATGGATTTAAATTTATTCTATTTACTCTTATTATGAAATCTAAGTGCTTAACATATACTCCTCTATTATTTGCAGAATCATCATAATCATCTACTGAGGATTCATATACAATAGAATCTACAGATATATCCAAATTGTAAGGAGTAGGAACTGCTCCCCATTCTCTATCTAGGGCTTCTCGAACTACTACTGCAGCATTTTCTACTTTTAAATAAGTATCTGCAAAAACAGATATTTGCACTCTACTAATATCTAATATACTTCTTTGTTGTATTCTAGGATCGGCAGTATTATCTATAGAATCTCCAGTAGTATTTAAAGGAGTAGAACTTATTTCTCTATAAACTAAATAAGAAGTAGGAGTAGGCTGCTCGGCTCTTAAAGCAAAGAACTTTGAGGCTGGTATTAAATTTGTCAAAGGTGTATAAGCTTGTAAAATTGGAAATATGATTGCTCCTGATCTCATTAGCTATATATTTTTTTAAGGCCTTTAGTTTCTCTCAGTAATACTTTTTCTACTATTGCTTTTGCTCCAGCTAATAGAATATCTCCAGCTTGAGTTTGTGTTTTATCCCAGGCTGGCCGCATAAATGGATGAGGATCAGAAGTCGCAGTTCCATATTCTAGCATTGCTCCATAATATCCTCCTCCTCTTTGCTCATTCTTAGAAGATGATCCTCCAGTAGCTTTTGGGCCTACATATAAAGCTGGTAATCTTCTGGAAGCTCTAGTACTAAAAGCTTTAATACTTTTCCTTAACTGCCCAGTTTGACTATACTCATTATGTGATGCTAGCTCTCCTCTATCCGCTGATATTATAGGTTTTGCCGCTTGCCTAAATACCGCCATCATAAATTTATTTTTTTTTACTGCATAAGGAATTTTCCCCATAGCTCTTATAAGTTCTTTATTTCCTAAAACTTTGCCAGCATTTATAGTTCCTACATTCATTAGTTACTATCTTTTTGTACTGCAGTTAGTCTTGTGATTTTGTGCCTACCGTCTATATGAGCTATCTGCTCTATATAAAAATAATTATATTCTGTAGTTCCTGATCCATTATTTACTTCATATCTAATTCTCCAATTCGGCTGGATATTATCTTTATAGGATTCATATCTAATATAGAAATCTACTTTTTGTTCTCCTACTTGTTGATCTCCTTCCTCTAATTCTGCTCCTCCTTTGTATATCATATAACTCCATACGCTAGAGATAGTAGCATCAGCTAATCCCCAGGCAGTACTTTGTATTCCTCCATAATTAGCATTAGCAGCGTAAGTAGGAAGCTCTATTCTGATAGGTGTATCTAATTCTCCTACAGTAATCATAAGGTCTGAATTTTATAGGGATTCATTAAATACTCTGCAGTTTTTGGAATTTCAGAGGCTATCTTTCCTACTATTACTGATTGCCTATTTTCATACATATCAGATACAGTAATTTTTATAGCTTGTATTAAAGCATCTGGAATATCTGCAGTAGTAGGATATCCAGCGGTATATTCTATTTGCCAGGCTTGGAATAAATCATCAGTAGCTGGAAGGCTAGTTCCCTGATCTGGGTATAATCTGGCTGGTTTTATCAAAGGTATAAATTCATATTCTGAAGATGCTAAAGTAGTTAGTACTCCTCCTGTAGTGTATTTAACAACAGGAGATACAGATGAAGATACTGGGCTTTTATATAATATAGTAAGATCTGAAAACTTATTTCCATATTGAGTTAATACAGTAGGATTCAAATAAATATTGCAAAATTCTTCTATCATATTTACTGCAGCTTTTCCTAAACTAGCTATATAAGTATCATCATCTGAAAATGTAATTCTTAGATGAGTTTTTAAATCTGCAGTAGATACTATTGTAGCATCGTGATAGGTGTTTACTTGTAAATATTTCATTCTTTTTTGCTCTTTTTGTAATTTAACATAATAGTAATTACCCTATTTTTATTCTATTTTTCTTATCTAGTGAATCTCTTGTATTCTATTATCTACAATGTTTAATACTAATACTTGTTAACACTAGGTAAATCTCTTAAAGTGGCTCTAAATGCCTTTAGAATGGATTCAGAGTTTTTAAAAAAAAGGAAGGAAAAAGGAGCAAAAAGCTCCGATTTCCGACCTTAATATTAATAATTATGCTTCTATTAATTTATAGAAAGCAGTATCATTTTGTACTGCATCTCCATCCACTAAAGAAGTAACGATCATTCTAGGAAGCCCAGAAGCAGCATTTGTATAAGGATCAAATAAAATATCTAATCCTCCAAATTGTGCGATGTGTACTTTAGAGAAATCTCCGAATAAAGCGTGAGCTTTAGCAGAAGTTCCAGAAGCAGCTACATTTCCTGATTGGAAAGCATAGTAGCCATTTAACATTCTCTCAGAGTTATCCCATAAAGGACTTACTGAAGCTACTTGAGCTAAAGTTTTTACAGTTTTATATGCATCCATATCTAAAAGATAAGCCATTCTAGATCCTTCTCTATTTACTCCAGCTCCTAATACATCCGTTTCTAATTCTACCCAGTCAGCAGCAGTAACAGTAGTAGGCCCAGCAGCCGCATCAGCAAAGATAGAAGCAGGAGCATTTGAAACATCCCCAGTATCTAATAAAGCATATTCTAAAGAAGCAGCTACTTGAGTAGCCATTTGTCGAGTTAAAGCTCCTTCTAAAGATGCATTTTGCATCATAGATTCAGAAGTCATATTAACTACTGAGATCAATTTCTTAGGAGTTAAAGTTACTGCAGTCATATCTCCTGCAGAAGTAGCCGTACCTGATCCAGCTTCAGTAACCCAAGATGAAGTTATCCCAGAAAATACTGGAAATTTTAAATCATTTATCCCTGAGTAAAAATTAGCTCCTGCAGAAGCAAGAACTAAGTTTTTTTCTAATTGCTCTGTAAAGCTCATAGTTTCTTCTGAGTTAGAAGAAGATACTCCAGGCTCTTGTTAATATTGAAGAAGGAATCCCAAATCCTTTTACTGCATTTCCAGTATAGCGAGATTCGCTTACCGCTTCTTCGTGCATCTCTTTGTAGATTCCATCTACTTTACCTGTATAAGCCGCTCTGATCGCACCTTGAAAAGTAAATTTTTGTAAATCTTTATCAGTTTTAGTTGATACTGAAGCTCCAGATATTGAAGCTGCCGTTCTTAGTGCAGCCTCTACTTTTTCCTCTCTTTTAATTTTAACATCTAGTTGATCTATTGAAGATAGAGTATTATCTACTTCAATATTTTCTGCCTCATTAAGATTACGAGATTCTCCTTCAGCAGTATTTTTTATTGCCTCTAAAGTATCTACTAATCCTGATCGAGATTCTTTTAATTCTAACGATTTTTTCATTTTTTTCTTTTTAGTAAATTAATTTTTAATTGTAATAGTGTATTCATTTCAAATTTTTCTTCTTGTTTTTTTCTTGTATTTTCTTTATCTATAAAATTACTTCTTACTGCTAGAGCTAAATTATCAGCTGAAGGATAAGCAGGAAGCGATACAGGAGAAACATCGTAAAGCCGATCTACTTTGTGTATGATACGAATATCATTTCCTTCCTCATTTCTCTCCCAAGAATCGCCATCCTTTCCCAAAGTAAAAGCAAAACTACTCTGAGTAATATTGCCTAATCTCATATTTTCTTTTAAATCTCTCCCTGCAGATGTATTCGGTAAATCTAATTCATATCGTAATCCTTTCTCATCTACTCCTAATCTTAAAGTTCCTGCAGATACTCTACCTAGTAAGAAGTTCGGATCGTGATTAAAGTAAGCTCTCACATCATTATCTAATACATCATCGAAAGCTCCTGGCTGGATTTTTTCTCTAAATCCTCCTAAATCTTCAGATAAAGAGTTAAATACTGCAGCGTGGCCTATTACTACATCTCTACCTTCTTTAGAATCTAATCTACTTTCTATATTAAAGAATCTAGTTTCGGAAGTATGTTTTTTATCCCATACATCTATCTTCTGTTTACTTCTTAAAGTATATTCATTAAGAGGATCTTCTTCTATTTCTTCTTCTTCTTCCTCATCTATTTCTTCTTCTATTTCTTCTTCAGGAGTTTCCTCTAAATCATCTGGGCCTCTTAAAGCTTCTTCCTCCTGCTCAGTTTCCACCGATTCGGTTTCATCCGTTTCCATATCTTCTGAAGTTTCGGCTTCATCAGATGCATCAGTATTTTTATCAAATACGATAGTAATTGTTTCTTCATCTTCTGTAAATGATATTATATTTCTTTTTTTTACATCCATAGTATTTTCTTTTGTTTCGTTATTCGGTTTAGGAATCGGCATCAGTATCTTTTTTTCCTAAAGTGCCTCCACTTATAATATCATTAAGTGTAGCCATATTTAATTGCATAAAGTGATTTTCTCCTCCTGGTATAGTTGGCAGCTCCTCATATTGTCTAATCTCATCTATACTTAAAGCTCCGATATTTAGCATTGTTCTATAATATTCAGCTCTATCTTTTGGAGTTCCTCTTAGTAAAGCATTTACATTAAACTTAGTATTTACTTTTCCTATCTCATTAGATCTAAATAGCTTGCAGTTCATTTCTGATTCCATCATAACTATGTAAGGCATCAGAGAATATTGAACAAACTCTCTACTTTGTTCTGAGATATTATTAAAGCTGGATTTTGTTAAATCTCTTAATAAGTGAGGAGGCAAATTATATAATCGGCTGATTTCTGTAATTGAAAACTCCCTAGATTTCAGAAACTGGCTCGCTTCATTTGATAAGCTAATCTGATTAAATTTTAATCCTTCCTCTAATATCATTGTCTTATTAGAATCTTTAAGGCTTGTATAATTCTCCTGAAATGAAGTTCTTAATCTAGAAATGGCCTCATCTGAAAGATGCCTATCAGTAGATAATACTCCTGCTGGCTTTGCGGCATTGGAAAAAAAAGAATTTCCATAAGATTCTAAAGCTAATCCATAGCCGATAGCTGAAGCTCCTACCTCTACTGGGGACATTCCTACCAGCCCATCTTTGCTCATAACTTTGAAATGGAGAATATCGTATGAATCTACAATTCCTCCCTCATCTAATTCGTAATAGATCTCTCCCTCATTTTCTACTAATTTTACTTTCCTTATATCTAAAGGTAATAATTCTACTGGAATAGCTCCTCCATTTCTATTTATATAAACAAAAGAATTTCCTCTAGTTAATAGATCTATCATACATTTTTGAATAAATGTATAGGTAGTCATATTTTTATTAGGCTTTCTATGTAAAAGATTGTATATCTTATGATTGTAGGCCTGATTTTTATTCCCTAATTTATCTGATTCATATATTGATAAAGGAAGTTGAGCTATAGATTCTGATAAAATTCTGATTGCCGCCCATACTGCAGTAAAATTCATTGCTGAATCATCAGTAACTACTACTCCTGCAGATGCTCCTCTGCTATTCATTGCATCGTAAAAGCCATTTCTTTTTTCAGTTCTTGTAAAAATTGCTTTTATTCTATCCAGGAATCCCATATAAGTAGTGCGTAATTATTAGAAAACCAATAATACGAATTTTTACTTTTTTGGTACTGTAGCATTGTTTCTATTTTTTCTATTCTTAGTAACTCTAAAACTGTCATAAGATGAGTATTTTCTTTTGCCGAAATTCTCCAGGTGTTCCTGCTCAGTTAAATCATAAGCATCCTCATACTTTTTTACTTCCTGGCAATGTTTATGAAATCTTTTTTCAAATCCTGCAGGGCTTAAAAGTGCTAATATCTCTATTCCTATTTTCATATTTTAAAAAGTTAAGATTCCTCTTTCATCATAAATAGAATCGCCTTCAGTTTCATCCGTAAGCATTTCGCCTAGGGCCATAACCAGAGCTATCATTCCATCTACTTTCTCAGAAG